TACCACAAGCGTAATTCGGTACGCATAGGGTGGATGCCTCACGATGAAGGGCAGTACATTAAAATGTACGCAACTGCGTACATCAACGGACGCAGGGAGATTCGGTATTTGTCCTCGGTTCAAGTGGGGCAAAAGATTTCGTGTTTGATTTCCAACCAAGGCAACAATGCTTCGGTATGGATTAACTCGCAGTCCACGACCTTCAAGGTTCGCATCCCGCTTATCACCTACACGCTTCCGGCCTACTTCGGAGGCATTCCTCCTGCTCCACACGATATGACCATCATTCGCTTAAAATAAACACTATGCCAGAGTTCAGAGGTTGGATGATTACGAAGTCATCCGCAAAAGGAAAGAAATACACGGCCACCAAGGATGGCAAGACCGTTCAATTCGGGGCATCGGGCTACACGATTTCTCCCGGCACTCCGAAGGGGGACAACTACTGCTCCCGATCCAACGGCATCAAGACCGAAACGCATTCTCCAAATTGGTTTGCAAGGGCGTTGTGGTCTTGCAAGGGAGCGAAGAGCGTGGACAAAAGACCATTTTTCGGAGAGATAGATTTGCCCTAAATGTCCAGTTTTTTTGCTAATAAACTGGACAAACGCAAAGTGCAATTAGATGCCTAATGTGTCATAAAAGGGTATAAAATCACACTTTTAGTACCATAAAATGCACATTATCGCACTTTTTTCTACTATAAGTCGCACAAAAACCAAAAATGGTGTTTTTTGCACCCTAAAGGGTACACCAAAATCAATTCCGCATCAGAATCGCACTTTCGTTTCCCGATAGGGTATAAATAAATGAACGCACAAGACATCAAGTTGTATCAACTCCGCAATAACTCCGGGCAGGTAGAAGGACTACCGAACAATCCCAGGTTAATCAAAGACGATAGGTTCAAGAAACTCGTCAAAAGCCTCCAGGATGACCCTGAGATGCTTTCTCTCCGTGAGTTAATCGTATTCCCCCACAACGATACATTCGTTGTCATAGGGGGCAATATGAGGCTCAAAGCGTTGAGGGAACTTGGATATACGGAGGCTCCGTGCAAGGTCTTACCGGCAGACACCCACATTGAGAAACTGAAGGCCATTGCCTTGAAGGATAACTCGTCTTTTGGGGACTATGACTACGAGGCTCTTGCGAACGAGTGGGATGCTCAACTCCTTGCAGACTGCGGTATTGAGGTGTGGCAGATGCCCGAAGACATTGAAAAAGAGCTGGAAGAGGAGGAGCGGAAGAAGGATAACGCTAAGGCTCAAAAGATTATCCTGCGATTTAACAAAAAAGAGTTCCTATATGTGAGGGATGCGTTGTTATCTTTGGGCGAAACCTTTGAAGAGGCGGTCGTTTACCTCCTAAAACAACATAATGGCGAAGATAACGATTGAGTTTGACACGGAGAATGAGCGGGATATGGTGAACCACAAGATGTGTGGTCTCGCTCCTGCAATGTATCTCGCCCTCGCTGAACTTCGCCACCATACCTTCCACGATGCTCCCGATATGCAGGAGAGGGTGGAAGAAGTCCTGACCGACTTCAAGATTGAGATAGATGACCTCTACGATGACCCACTCCTTACTTAACCCCTGAACCCAAAACGATGAGAGCAGAACGAATCTCCAAGAATGTCCACGTCATTGACTGCGAATCCGAGGCCGAGTTCTTGCTCATATCGGACTTGCATTGGGATAATCCGCATTGCAACCGAGAACTCCTCAAGAATCATTTGGATGAAGCGGTACGCAGAAATGCGGGAATTATCATCAACGGAGACCTATACTGCGTTATGCAAGGGCGCGCAGATGGTCGTAGGAACAAGGGTGATATACGCCCTGAACACAACACTCCGTACTACTTTGATTCTATCATAGACACCTCGGTGGAATGGTTTGCTCCCTACGCAAAGAACATTCTGCTGATAGGGTATGGCAATCACGAAACGAGCATCATCAAGTTCAACGAGATTGACCTCCTGCAACGATTCAGTTCGGTCATCAACAGGGAGTGCAAATCTCACATCCAGGTCGGTGGATACACAGGCGTTATTGAGTTTCGTGTCGGTTGGGCGTTGGAAACAACACGAAAAAACCTATCCTTCGTAACGCATTACGCGCACGGTTTTGGAGGGGGTGGGGTGGTCACAAAGGGAGTGCTTCAAGACTCCAGATTAATGATGGCGATGGAGGGATACGACTGCACTTGGATGGGTCACGTTCACGAATTGTACCACCACATCAACAGAACGCATCGCTATGACCGTATCACGAAGGTGATTTCGCAGAGAGACATCCACCAAATTCGCACGGCCACCTACAAGGAGGAATGGGATGGAGGTATCGGAGGATTCCACGTTGAAAAGGGAAGGCCACCAAAGCCATTAGGAGGCTATTGGATGAAGCTCAAACTCGGCAGGAGATATAGCGAACAAGGCAACGAAGTCCGTGAGATTGTAGCCGATTTCTCGCATTGCACGAGGATGTATTAATGAAAAAGCCCACTTTCGGAGCGACCTACTCGTGGGCTTAACCAATGAAACACAAACCGCTAACCCCTTAACGGCAAGTCAAAGATAGGGGTTATTTGGCAATAATCAATCCGGTAAACAATGCAATTCCTGCAATGGCCGCAAATCGGTAAAGTCTTTCAGTTTTTTCGTTTCTCGCTCTCTCGCCCTGGCAAACCAATACAAGCGAATCCCTGGTGGCAATGGCCTTAACCATAGCAGTATCCTTTCTCCTGTAAGTCAAAAGCAGAGAATCCGTTATTGAAATCTGCTCTTTAAGCATCATCCCAACCTCCAAACACGAATCCAAACGGATCGGCACATACGATAGCACACGAACTGTCTCAGGCTTTGAATAAGCCTCTACAAGGCGTTCCTTCCATTTGACCTGAGTGCGTATCACCTCTTGGACTATCGTGTCCCTAAGAGGCTCTAAATGGCTTATTTCGTAAGTCAGCGAATCAATCGTCTTATCCCTCTCTTGGATAATGACCGTAGGAGCGTCTTTTATCAGGTAGATGAGATAGGTAAGACCTATCACAATGGGGATTACGACAAGGGAGATGCCTCCGTAAGGAGTATATCCTTTATTAGCATCCATCGTCTTCAGGGAACACCCTCGTTATCTCGTTGTCCTCTTTGACTTCCTCGGTCAGGTAAGCCTCAAGGTCAATGTCGGTGTATTCCTCAAACAAGTCTGCAAGGTCAGCAATAGCCTCTTCAACAAGAATTTCAATGCTCTTGCCTGATTCCTTGCTCATTTCCTCCAAAGCCTTATACAGGTTCTCTTGGATTTCAACGGAGAGAGTGATTTTCGGTGTCATCAGCAGGAATAGTTATGATTTTGCAGCAGAATAGGCAATAGCGGCAATTTGCTTTCTTGACCGCCTTTTGCTTTTTGGCTTGGCTTTGTTGGCTTTTGTAAGCTCGGAGATGTTTTTGGAGACGGCTTTGGAGACTGCTTTCTTCCCATAACCTTTGGCTTTAGTGAGTGGCATAGACGATGCTTTTAGTACCTCAAAGTTATGCAGTTGCCGTTAAGATTTTATGGTATTCAAAGAAGTATTTGGTTCGCTCTTCCAAGCCGTTTGTGCCTCCATTGACCTTCAGCGTCACCAATTCCACCACCTCTTTGGTCGCTCCCTTGTCGGCAACGGCGTTGATTTTACGGCTATTCCAATAGTACCCTGCGGAGAGCATTGCGTATTTCCCTGCAACCATATCGGGGTTCTCCAAGAGGTCTTCGGGTACGAGTTTATCAATCTCTGCATAGTTGGCTCGGCCCGTCAGTTGGATGTAGCCTCGGCCTCTGAATGTCCATCCATCCGTGACCTTGTTGTTGCCCAAACGACCGCCATAGACCTTGTTGGCAATGGCTTCGGGGTTTCGGGCGTACAGTTTAGCCGTTCGCTCGTTGAAATGCCTCTTGAAGGTCTTTAGAAGCCCCTGAGCGGAATAATTCAGGTTTTCCTTTGTAACGGTAAAACGCCCAGACTCGTGGGCGCATTGAGCAAGGAAATGAGCGAGGCGAAGAGGAGTGTTTATGCTGTACCTATCCTGCACATCGCTGAGTTGGTCTAAGACCTGGCGAGGTATGGATGGGTAGAGGTTATCAAGATTCATCCTGAACCTTCTTGTGCAGACGGTCGCTTATGGCTTCAACGAGCCTTAGACCGCTAAATCCAACGAGGAATGCAGCAGCGAACTTGGCTGATTCAAGTTCAACGCCAAGGAAGTTCACGGCAAGGGGAGTGATGTAGTTGGCAGACAATGTTCCTGCGAGTATGGAGAAGAGTTGGGTGCGAATGGATGCGCCCTTTTGCTTTCCAACGAGGAGGAGGCTTCCGAAGAAACCCCCTACGGACATCCCGACATTAATGCCGAGTTCCATCATCATCTGCTTGACTGACATTATAGGTACGAGTTAAGGGTTGCGATGAATCCTGCGAGGGTGTTGTTTGGTGCAGGGAGCGATGCGACATCCGTGCTTGTGACGGACATAGACTCGTCAAGGCTACCAGAGAGGTAGATTCTGACCCTTGACACACCGAAGGTGCTATCAAGTTGGGTAGCGTTGATATCCCTGTAATTGAGGAAATACTGCCTTCCGTCCGAGTAGGTCAGCGTGAGCTGCGTCCCAAGGAATGATGCGGTGGTTAAGGATGGTAGTGCCATAGTGCGACAAATTTAGTAAGGGTTGGTAGATTATGGTGTCGTGAGCGTGGCTAGGGAGAGAACTCCGGGTGCTGCCGTGTTGGGGATGCGGTTGGGATAGATGGCGAAGGCATTAGCCTTGAATGGCGCATAACCAACAAATTCAGCGACCGAGAACGAGAAGTTTGGATTCGTTGCGCTTGTGGCTACTAAACTGCCGTTTACATACAAAGCCAACCCCGCTGAACTCCAAGCGAGTGCCGCTTTACCCGATGTAATGTTTACTGTATAATTTATTAAATTTCCCGTAGTTGCTTGAGCGGCAATCCTAAAAGGACTTGAAGGGCTATTAGAAATAACAGATACCCAATTAGTAGTGGCAGAATTTCTTACGCCAAACATAGGGTTTCCTGTGCCTGAAAGAACTCCCGCAACAGCAGCAATATCCCAATAAAGCGTACCCTCACTCTGCCCTATCAACGCAGTCGCAGCTGTATTTGCAATCGTTTCCGTATTCCGCGTGACTGCCGCTGTGGTGGTGGGGATGTAGGAGGTTGCGACCGAGCCTGTTTCTACTTGTGCGCCCCAAATAAAAATGCCCGAAACGCCATCTCCCGTTGAGCCGACACGAATGGTGTACTTATTTAAACTTGTAATTGTTGGACTTGTCCAAGAAATCCGATACCATCCATTGCCGTAATTTTCAGCTAATGGATTGATAAATTGAGTTACATCTCCATTAGTGATTGCCCCATTTGTTAGATTAACATCTAAAAAAGTGCCGTTAGAAATGTTTTCTCTTACCCTAAATCCTGTAAATTCTGCTGATTTCGCAAATACCGAAAACCTATAAGCACTACTTGTAATGGTTCCGGAGCGAGTAATTCCTGCTTGATTTGCGGCACTTGGAAGAATCCCATTGTCCATTATTAACTTATCGGCAGTCAAATTTCCGTCAGGCGCAATAGTTAGATTACCTGAAGCAACACAAGTTATTTTGGTCCAATAAACATTGCTAAAATCTTCGCTTTGCTGATACAAGTTCTGCGCACTCGGCTCAACCAACAACGCAGGGCAGCCATTCACCGCTCCACCCAACGGATAATCAAGGCGAGGCACATTGTCGTTAACAATCTCAATAAAACCTTGCGAGTTAATCCTCGTGGAGCGATTCGCAACGGTCGTAGTGCGAGTAACGGTGAAATCACCCGCACCCGTTTCGGGGAGTTGAGAGTAAAGAGTCCCTGCTTTAAGGCGGTAAGGAATGTTTAGTAAAGATGGAGTTGACATAATTGAGGGTTTGTTAAGATGGATTTAAAGTTGAAAATCTCGCAAGAATGCAGTTATACGCAACCACCTCCTTAGCAGTCGCTAAGGCAGTATCGCAACGAAGGTTGAAGTACCAAAAGTCAGCATAGTCCTCGTTGGCAGTCGGGACAAGCGGTGGGCCAGACATCCGATAACGGAAGCCCCGACCACAAGAACTCTCCAACTCAGGAGCAAACGCTCCATTCGCTTTAGCACGGGCCAAAAAGTTCGCCCATATCTCAAACCAAAAGAGTTGGTTCGTCATCACGCCCTGCAACGAAGCAAGGAACGCAGCAGCACTACTGCCCAAAGCAACCAAATCCGTGTTCTTCACGGACAAGGTTTCGCTGACCTGGCCCTGCGTGTAAAGGACAATCGTCAAGTCCCCGGAGGTAGGGTCGGACTCGTATGCAATAATGTGGGCATACGACACATAGAAGGTCTGCGAGTTGACATAAACAAGGGTCAGGAAACGAGTCCCGAAGGTGAAGGAGGAAAGTCTGCCAAGTGCCATTAGACGCTCATTAAAGAAAGTTGGCCGTTTATGAGACTTATTTGGCTCGTAGAACCCTTCTGCTCAATCCAAATCTCGTACTCCCCTGCCCCCTCCGCATACAGTTCAAGATAAGCAGAATGAGGGGCGGAAGAATGAAGGTGGACAGAAACCTTGCTCGTGTCATCAACAACGCCATTTCTTGCAATGTAGAAGTAATACTCACGATTGCTTGTACCGCTAAAATTGAGTAAAGCACTCACACGATAAGGAAGCGAACCCGCTCCTGTCCAATCAACCCTCGGGCTCGACTCATCGGCAACATTGTAGGCCGTAGAAACAACCGCACTCATTGCATAGGTCAGTTTTTCAGGAGTGTCAGGGGCAGCAGGAGTAAATGAGTGAGCCGTACTCGTGGACAAGCTCACGCATCCCCTTTCCTTTAATAATACCGAAGAATCGGATAGATTCTCAAACAAAGTACCAACACGATTAGCGGTGTTCTGCGCAATGCCCGTTTCGTTCTTCACTACAAGTGAAGCCGAATCCAAATTTGCTCTTGTTTCAATAGCCATAATGTTTATTTATAGGTCAAATATACGATTTTAACAAGGTTCGGTCGTGTTCAAACAGGCAGCATCGCCAATCACCTCCACCTCCATATCCAAAGTAATGATATACAAATTCGTGTCCCAGGCAATCTTCGCTCCCTCAAACTCGCTATCCAAGTTGTCCTTAATGGAATACCCGGAACTCACACCAAGCACATCCACACTCACCGCACCGACACTCTGCGCCAAAGCCTCGTAGAGGCCCGTAATCTTGCTCTGGACGAGCGAACTCACCTCGTAGGGTCTCTTACCCTTCCTGCGACCGATAATCACAAGACGCAAGGGATAAACGATTCTCAGCAGGTCTTGGCATCCAATAAAGTTGTTCTCGTCCGTGACCTCGGCCCGCTCCCTGCCATTGTATCGGATGTAGGCAATGCCCTCACTCCAATCGTAATCGTCCACAACGTGCCGATATTCCCCGTTGGAGCAATACACCGCAGGGATAATCTTGCCATCTCTATCGGGCAACAACTCGGCAAAGCCCGTATGCCGAACCAACTTGTAAGCGTTCAGCCGGGCGAATATCTCGTCAATAACCTGGGTGACTATCATAGTGTCGTTCTAAATAGCTTTGGGGTAAACAGCTTTGCGAAGGTTTCAACAAAAACAGCCTTCTCCTTTACGCTTAACTTGAAAATCGGGCCTCTTAAACGCTCCCAAGCCGCCTTAACGATATTAATCTCACCATCAGGCCCTCGCCTTGTTGTAATCTCTGCCACAAAGTTTGGCCCACCAAACATAAAAGGAGACCCCTCTGAACGCTTATGGAGGACTTTTAACTCGTTTCTCAAAGTGCCTGTAAATTCCAAATCCCAAGCCTCTACTTGCAAACCATACCTCTGTCTTAATTTAATGTAAGGCAGGGTATCGCCCTTTCTGTAATCTCGTTTAGGGTGTTCGGAATATCCACGCTTTATGAGATTCATATCGGTAGCCAACTTCTTCTCGTGAATCCTCTTTTCAAGACCGTCAGGGCCGTTGTGAGCAGCAACAGCCGCTCCACGCAAGGCGTATAGCCTCGCTTCGGGCAAACGAGAAACTTGCGCCTGAACCTTCTTTATGTAATCATCAATCGTCACGGTATCAAAGAGGCTTGTCGTACCTTCTGCCTGCAAGAAAAGCAAGACCCTTCAGGCAGATTGGCTTGTTCAAAGTAGCGTTGCATATATTGGTCGTATTGAGCTTGATAGTAGTTGCTCAATTCCTCGTTCATATCCCGATTAAAGACAATTAATCCATTCAATCTCTTGGAAAATTGCATTTCTTTCAGCAAGAGCATCCCGGTCTTGTAAAGCAATGGATAGCCGAGTTGAGCAATGTGCGCACAAAGTAATGCCTCAAAACTGCAAGCGACATTGTATTGAACGCTCAACCCCCCGGTGAAAGCACCACCGCTGATATTGGTATCCAACAAAGGCGCACTAACAGGTATTTCAATCGCTCTCTCAAGCATACTTTCAGTCCAACGATAGCCCCTGCCGCATCCACCGCATCCATAAGTCGGATATAAACTTGTCTGAAATGATGCCACCGAAGTAGCATTGTAAAGCACCGCTAAATTGAGCATCTGACCGTTGGATTGGTAGGTCTTGTTCACCACAAGCCTTACTACCGAATTGGCCACCGAGGTCACATTGAAGGTGTCCAAAGTTGCTCCCGTCCTCAAATCAACTACCCTCACAGGCACTACGCCCGAACTTGGGAGCAGAAGACTGATGGAAGAAATGGTCACGGAGATGTAATCCACCTGCCTATATCGCATTCCTATTCCTCTCCATACCGCTGCGGCAGGGAGAGCCTGAACGCTCTCTGCATAGAATCCCAGATCGCCATTCCAAGAAGAAGTCGTGTAATTCCAACGGCTCTGTAAGTAGGCCAAAGACTCGGCCTTCAGCATATTGGCCGCTTGGTCAATCTTGCGCTGAATCAAGGTATAGGCCGTTTTATCCTCATCGTTTACGCCTGAATCAAGGTCAGGAAGGCTGATACCGGTCAAATCATTGATGTATAGACCGCTAATTGGCTCCGAGCCTTCATCACAAAGACCGCGTATGCCGATGACATTATTCCAACAACTCATAGGGCAAAGTTACTAAAAATCAATGGCACAAGGTACAAAAGGGATTTTTTGCATAAAGCATCACAATCCAATACTTTCCGCAAAAGTTTACTCCAAAAGAAAAGGGGATGCTTTCGCACCCCCTTCCCAAACTAAACCTAATCAGAGATTAGGAGTTGTTCACCACACCTTCAAAGATGTAGTTGACACCGCGAAGCTGGTCGTTCAAGAAGAACACGTCAGAAGGCAATGTAACGAACTTGTAGGAGAGTCCCATAAAGAACTTCCATTGGTTACAATCCAACTGAGCATAGTAGTCAAACTCAAGCCCGGTTTCAGGGTCGGAGATTGTACCCTTCTTGATGGACTCATCGTCAATGACACGGATACCAGAAGCACCACGGAAGGCATTGTAACGAATCATCTGCACACCGCCTGGGGCAAGGAATGCAAATCCGTTGGCATTACCTTGGGCAGTACCGAGGCGAGGCTCAAAGAAGAAGTAAGACTGAGCGTCAGAGTTCATCATTTGCTGAAGGTCAACGTTAACCGTTGCGCAGCAATGAGATTTCAACGCAGTCATATACTTCTGCACGAGTTCACCACCGAGGATGATGGGGCGATCCCAAGCCTCAGCGAGTTGGTATTGGTAAACCACATCGGACAAGAAGTCATCCAAGAAAACACCTGAAGTGGTGTTTTTGGTCTTGGTGGTCAACAAGGTACGGGCAGGGCCAACGGTAGAACCTGGATCGGAAGCGTACAAGCCATTGTTGGTGGCAATGAACGTAACGGCCTCTTGGTTGATATACCGCTTAATGGCTTGCATGTGCATAGCCAACTGCCTGGCGATGTAGGTCTCGTCATTTTCACAACGAGGGGCCAAATCGTCCAAGCCGATAGACCACCTGCGAGAAGCACCGGTGTTTGGGTCAATGTTGTAAACCCTTGAAGTTTCACCGTACTCTGGCCCCGCAGCACAGTTCAATGCCGCAGAAGTAGAGGTATTGGAATCAGTCATTCGTGGCTGATACACAACTTCCACCTGGCGGTAGTGACCGTTCTTGGTGTCAATTTGGTTTTGAAGGATACCCGATTCGTTCATAGGGCTTGTGACCGCACGAAGGGTATTGATGTGTCCGGGGAACATCGTTGGATCGGCATTGAAGTAGCCTGCGTCCAACCGCTCCTGAATGTTCGGACACGATACGAAGGATGAAAAAGCGTATGACATTTTTTTGGAATGAAAGAAAAGTTTGTCGGCTATTTCTTGCCAAGCCAGGCACTATGGAGTTTATTGTCCCCCACCCGACACATCATCGTGCGTTTAATTCTTCTCTATGTTTTAAGGCTCTTGGATGCAAGAATCGCTCTCCACGAGTACCTTCTTTGTCGGAGGTTGAAGTGCGAATTGGCTCTTTACTTGGCTTTCCTGCTTCTCCTGCCTTTTTAAGCATTTGAGCCTTATCAGCCTCCGAGCGAACCAACTCTTCGGGTGTCAAATAACCGGTTCCCTTATCGTTCTTGATTTGGTTGCCGCCTTTATCCGTCACCACCAACTTCCCGTCCGACAATGCAAAGATATAACGTTCATTCAATTCTAAGTCAAACCCCTTCCTTGCAAATTGGTTAACCGAATCGCTCCAAGCAAGATTTGACTTAATTTTCATCACCTCTTGGTTAATAATGTAGTTGTCAATGGCCTTCTGCGACTCAATCTCCTTCTGCTCCAACTTCTGCGTCAACTCACCTGCCAAGGTTTCGTACTCACTCTTCTGCTTCTTCAACTCGGCAAGTTGGGTCTTGTAAGCCTCATCGTCCTTCCCGGTACCCTTGGCTTGCTCCTTCAAGTCCTCAATCTGCGTATTGATACGCTGTTGGGCAACCTCAAACAAATCGGACAGTTTCTTGCCCTTCACATCGTCCTCGGTCAAGTTGAAAGCCCTCTTGAACTTGGTTTCAAGGCTTCCGAGGGTCTTCCCGGTAACGCGGTTGCGGATGTCTTCATCGTCAACGGCCACCTCACGGGACACATACTTCTTCGCAAGTTCTTCCTTGAACTCGTCAAGGGATGCAAACTCTTTCTCTTGGTCAAACAGCCATTTGGCCATCTCTTTGGAATCTACGCTCATTTTCTACGGGTTTTAGTGGTTGGTTTGGTTTCTTCTGGTTGAGATTCTTCGTTAGGCTCAGACTCTTCGTAAGAGTCTTCATCGGGTACTTCAGGAGTCTGCTCCATCATCTCGGATGCGGTCAAAGGAGCCACAACTTCTTGCTCTTGTTGGCGAAGCATTGGTCTGCGTTTTGGCAGTTGCTCAATCACCTCGTGCCCAAAAATCTTTGGAGTGGTGGTTAACGCAGTATCGTCAAGGATACGCATACCGTACTTCTTCAGAAAGTCGGTGTTTCTTGCCACCTCAATGGTGACATAAATCTGCTCTCCATCCGCTCTCAATACGGGGACAACTCTGCCTGTGATTCTTTCATTCATACATTTAAGGGTTTATGATGCAAATATAAACAATAATGGGCATTCAAACCTGCGGAACAAGCCAATGCCTACAACGATAACCTCCCAAATAAATGAAAATCGTTGCCTCGTCCGTACCGGGAATCTTTCCCTTCCAATCGCCCAACCTTCCCCACGACCGTATCGCCCCCTCATCAAAAACCTTGCCATCCCTCGCCACACAAAACGGTCTTGAATCGTTCACCAATCCACCTGCATACCTGAACTTCTTAATCCCCAAAGCCTTACCCAAAGCGTAGGTGAAGGAACGGTCAATCACCGCAAACATTGTGTCAGCAGTCAAGACTGCCATATTGAACAAGCGACCCTTTTTGTCAGGGCCACCGCCAACCATTATCTCGCTAATCCCTCCTTCCAAAAGCGACCGAGCAGAACCCGAAGCAATGGACGCAAGGATAAAGTTTCGTATATAAGCGTATAGATTCGTCTCAAGATTGGTCAAATCGTCAAACATTGAAGCCATCTGCTCCTCGTAACCGACCTCTGAAGCCAAACTTGAATCAAGGCCCAGCTTCTTGTAATACTCCTTCGTCAAGTCGGCTTGCTTGTCAATTCGGTTCGCCAAGAACACCAACGCATCGTAATAACTGCTCCGAGATACAGCGTCCTTAAATTCGGCCATCAGAGCCTCTACACGAGCGTAATTGTCGGTGGATGATACAAGGTTGCCCTCGGTGTCATACGAGAGCCTGGAGAGCAGTAAAAGCAGTATTGCAAGTAACTCCTCCTGCGACTTGTCCACCTTCTTGCCGAAATCTTCGCCAATCGTGTCTAAGCCTTCCTGCTTGGAGGCCGCAATCTGCTCTAAAGTCATTGGTTAAGGTTAAGTGGTTTCTTCCTCTTCTTCTTCCCCTCCTTCATCTTCAGCAGAAGCAGGAGCAACGGCACGGGCGTTCATCACGCTCTGCGGAGTCATCGCCCTGGGAGCTTCCTCGGCAGGCACAAGAGTCTTTGCAAGGGCAGAAAGGGTTTCCCTCTGCTCTTCCAAAGTCAGCGTCAAGAAAGCCTCGTTTTGGTCAATGGCAGTACGAATCAAAGACTCCAACTCAAAGTGAAGGATGGCCTTCCATTTGGGGACAAGACCCGTAGAAACCAACGCCAAGACATCTTTGGTGTCAAGGTTGAATAACGGGTCGGCCTGAACCGCCAACTTCATAATCGCTGATTTCTCCTCTTGAATGGGGAATCGGGTCTCCAAATACTGCTGTGCCAACATCGCCTTGCTGAAGGTCGGGGCCTTCTCAATCTCAGCGGTCAATTCAGCATCGGTACGCATCTCAAAGTTCTGCGGATACCTTACCGCAGGCATCGCAAAGCCTTCGCCATACCGCATCACCCCGATGGTGCTGATAGCGAACTCAAAGTCGTGGAAGACCGTGTTGGCAAAGCGGAGCAGGAAGGAATACAACTCCTCCCTGTCAATGGCCTTCCCTGTGGCAGTCTCACGGCCCGAAATCTTCTCGTTGTTCATTACATCAATGGACAACAACTCAAAGGCCATCTGAATGTTGGTAATGACCTGCTTGTTCAAGAACTCAAGGATCTGCGGATCCAACTCAATGAACCCGGCAGGGGGGATGTTCACCTTCGTCTCTACCTCGGTTGTAAAGCGGTTCGGGGTCTGCACTTGATAGACCGACATCGGCCCGAACATCCGCTTCGTACCAGAACCCGCACAGTTTGAACAAGCAATCGCCACCTTCTCCTCAAAGCCCAACGCCTCCTCGGTATAGCCCGAACCATTGCACTTGTCGCACTCATCCACATACTCCCACTTCTGCAAGAAGGCGTGGCTGTACTTGGACATCTGCAAGGTGCTGAAATCGCAAACGGCTTGGTCTAAGGCAGGGATAGCAGGGGTGTAGAAGGATTGGAAGTAGTAATCGCCTTGCTCCTGCACCGAAATACCGCCCAAACGAGTGCAGGGCAGTTTGTTCATATTGTGCTTGTAGTAAAGCTCAATCTCAAACTCGTAATCGGCCTTCTTGCCCACCTGCTTGGCAATCTGAATCTCGTTTTTGTCAAAGATGAAGAACACAAGGCCATCGTCCGTTTTGGTACGGCCATTCTCCACCTCCGAGCCGTAATCAGCCTTAATGATGGCGTACTCGTTCTCCTTCCAGGCCCAAACACGCTTGGAGTGAAAGCAATGGGCTACCGGGGTGGTTTCAACGGTATCGTTGAATGTGCCGTCCTCAAAGTATTGCAGATTCGCAGGCATAATCGCCAAGACCGCGTTGGGGTCGGTCAAGGTCATAAAGCTCACAATCTGCTGAAAGTAGTTCTCCAAAGAACCAAAACGAGGGTAGTCCTCGGTGAAATA